ACCCCCGCTCGCGCCCCCGGCGCCCCCTTTTCCACCGTCTCCTGTATTTGCAGTCGGAAGTTGAACCCCGTCTCTTGCAAAGGCATCCCCCGACGCAATGTCTGTATAGTTAGGGTCAAAATTTTGTCCATCTGCGGCAGAATATGCGCCGAATTTTGTTATCCCACCAGATTCTCCAGGAGCGCCACCTTGACCAATCTCCACATTGAACACCTGATTGGGGTTAATTGCGATTGTTTCTGCCCAAACAAGGCCACCCTGTCCGTCTGTTCCATCTGTACCGGCTTCATCCCAAGAACCATCGGTCCCGGTTCCTCCACCAGACCCACCATTTACAAGGATGGCACGCAATTTTAGAACTCCGTCCGGCGCTGTCCATGTCCCTGACGAAGTGATGATTTCCCGGTTCTGGAAAAGAAACGCACCATCTGCCTGGAGCAAAACGCTTGTGCAATTAGATAGCACCCCGCTCGAAAAAGAGAGGTCCTGCTGAATCCGACGCGCCGTCGTGGCATTGGATTCATCCAGCCAAATTGTATCAACGTCTCCAACTTCGGACGCCGGATTCCCACAGTTTGAAATTTCATATTGATTCCCGCCAAAGGTAGACAACATAAGACGCGCAGCGGCAAGCGCCTGCTCCTTTGTTTTGATAAAGGGGTTGTCTACGGACTTTGTCTCACTTGATGAGGTTGAATTGCCAGAAATAACATATTTTGTGTCGTTCCCGTCATTTAAGGTGAAAATGATCGCAGCAACATCGGGATTTGCTTTCATTGTGGGATAGGAAATCAAATTTTCCAACATAATCTTATCTCCTTGATTCCATAGAGGTTCGACAGCAAGTTTCCCTGTTTCTGCGTCTGCTCTTGGCCAAGTGGCAGAGGCCATACATACCCATAAAAGGAGGTCTCCACAGGTTACACCAGAAACATCTTCCGCATTTGAAACGATCAACGCGGTATCCGCATAATTGGCGTCCACTGTATATCGGTTTTCAAAGTTCACTCCAAGTTGCGCCACGATAGCAGCAACCCATCCTTCCAACGTCTCTGGCAAGGATTCTGGAACAATAAATTCTCTGGATTGCAGAAGGCCAATGATGTCTACCAAGTCCCATTGCATGGTCAATCCGTTATCGCTGGTCTTCCATCCTCCAGAATACTGATAAAACATCCCGACGCTCTTATACTCGTCCGTCCCGTCTGGGAGACGAATTCCCATAGAAACGTCTATTGCCTGTCGTTCTTCAATCGACTTAAAAACACCTGCTTTATTCCTTGGTTCAAATCGCCGGTCTAAATTATCCATCTTGATCGTACATGTTCCATACGGAAGGGATAAGCAAGAAATATCCCCCTGGTGTTTCAAGCTAAATTCCGCGATTACATTGCCATCCCATTCCTCGTAGATGCCGGGGATGATCTCAACAACCCGCAGTCTTCTATATGGCAGAGACCACTTCGTAACAGTAACCCGAATGGCGTCTGGATTATTTACTGTAAACCCATCCACATTAATTTCCCGCTTTGTATTCCCCTTAAATTCTTTTATAAAATATGCTGTGCCTCCCTGTTTCACTTCAATCTTGAAGTCAACGGGATATCCGTCCCATACTGCGGTGGGGAAAACGACAGAACATGCCTGCAAAATTAATACATTGGAAAATGTCTCTTCCACGTAAACTGGAGAAGAAAAGGTCCCGTCTTCCTTGGATAGAGAATCTCCAATAAATCCAACCTGGTCGCCCTCTGCTCTGGGAAAGAGATTGAATTCACCATTCAAAATAAACCGATTCCATTCCAACGTTGCATAAGGAACGATCTCAAATACATGGTCATGAACCTGCCCTGGGACGCTGAACTCATCCTCTCCATCCGAGTTCACGACGCCAAATACAATATCCGGGCTGCTGATATCAATCACAGCCCGAAGGACAACGCGCCTGGTATCCCCATAAACCGCCAATTTATAGGCAGAAGAGCTGTCAATCATGCGGCCTCACCTCTCGTAACTCCAGGGAAAAATCCCCCCAAAGAGGCCTTGCGGTATCCCCATTTTCTCCTGGAAGCATCTGACTCCACATGAATTTAGGGTACGTAAAGGCCATGACAAGAAAGTTCGAATAAAGGAGTGTTCCAGAGGAATCCGGAGGCAAAAATCCACACGTAATCGCTTGCCTTGTCCCTTTTCGGCACGCTGAAATCCATTTATTTTTTGTATCATCATCAAAAAAACCATACTGATATGTAATATGCCAGACATTCCCTCTCAGTTGACGAACGACTCGACCTAAAATCATTTCCACGTCGACGAACAATGGCTGTTCTTCCGCAAAATAACCATTCTTTATGCTTTCTGGCAGGACCATGTTGTATCCAGTTGTATCTAAAATAAGTTGTGTCATAATCTTTCTCACTTCGGATTCAGAATAGGGGTGCCGTTTGCTTTAGCATACTTTGTCAAAGGGTCAAACAGATATTTTGCTAATTTCGTCCCATCCGGGAGAACAAGATTGAGTGTAATCGGCCCATTCTGTCCTGAATTTTGCACTGCGGAAGATATCCCATTGATTATCCCCGCAGAGGACCTTCCAATACCAGAGTCAGAAAAACTAACTCTCGCCGTATCAAGTGCTTTTACATCTCTGATAGCCGGTACCGGGACCTCAACACTTCCCGCTTCTAAAAGCCGATTTGCCATGTTTGACATAGCATCAAGCGCAGATGGCATCCCCTTGTCAACTCCAACCGCAATACCCGCTGGGATCATCATACCCACAACATCTCGAAACGCTCTGGAAGGACTGTTTATCCCAAGGGCACTCTTAGCTGCATTCAGCAAACTTTTTGCTTTATCACTTACCCAACCGGTTAACGCACTCCACCCTCTTGATATTCCGTTTTTGATCCCATTCACAATGGCGCTTCCAATGTCTAAAAACGCATTGAACGCATTCGAAAAAACGCCTTTTATGTCTTCCCAAACCCCACTAAAGAAATTTGTGATCCCATCCCATGCAGACTGAGCGGCTTCTTTTGCAGACTGAAATTTCTCACTAAAGAAATCTCGAACCGCAGAAAAAACACTTTTAATTCCTTCCCATACAGAAGAAAAGAAGCTGGAAATTCCATCCCAAGCCGCCTCTGACGCCTGCCGCGCCTGCTGGAATCTTTCACTGAAAAATTCCTTGACAGCGGAAAAAGCTCCCTTAATCCCTTCCCATACCCCGGAAAAGAAGTCCTTCACCGTACTCCACGCAGCTACAATGGCGTCTTTTGCCGAAAGGAAAAATCCTTTAATTGCTTCCCAAATTGCGCCAACGGCATCTCGGAACCCTTCATTCGTTGTCCACAGGGTAACAATCGCGGTAACAAGAGAAACCACCAATGTAATGATCGCGCCAATTGGGTTGGCTTTCATTGCCACATTTAGCCCCTGTTGCGCTGTTGTCGCTGCAACCGTCGCCGGGACAAACAAGCTGGTGAGAGAGGAAACGATTCCAGAGATCAAGGAGGTTACTTTCCAAGTGGCAAATGCCGCGCCAATTCCCGCAACCGCAGAAATGATTGTGGGGCCGTTATTCACAAAAAATCCCACAAACTGAGAGAACCCATTGACCAGAGAAGAAACATCAATCCCAGAAATAAAATTTGCAATCTGGGGGGCAACCGCCGCCAAGGCCGGTGCAAATTCTGTTAAAAGCGCCGTTTTAACCTGAGAGACCGCGCCTCCAATCTGTGCCATTGCATCTTGCACTTGCTGCTGTGCAGACCTGGATTGTACCAACGCGTCATTGTTTCTATAAAATGCGTCACTGGCTTCATCATAGGTGCCCGCAAGGGTATCCATAATGAGTCGATTCCGCTCGCTCTCTGTGGTGCAAGCCGCCAATTTTTTATTGAAATCATCTTCGCTGATTCCTGCCCAATTAAGGGCATCAGCCAGAGACCCCGTTACTTGGCCTACTTTTGCTGTTTCGTTCGCAGATTCAATCAGACCTTCAATGGGAAGAGAGTCGCCGAAGGTACCAAAAACTCCCGCTGCAATATCAGTCCAGGTAGCAATATCCTGCTCACTTCGAGCCAGCTTTGCCAGAAGCTGAGAGGCTTCCGTCGCTGTGTCAGTGTCGCCGAGAATACCATAAAACGCACTGTAAGCCTGCTGCGCTGCCCCAGCGCTCATCCCCGCAGCGTCAAAGGCAGTATTTAACTTGCCTTGCGCAATCCGATATTCTTCCGTCGTTTGATCTAAATTCCAAATTGCAGAAACTAAACCACTAAAGGCAGCAACCGCTTTTTGAATACCGTTTGAAATAAGGTCAGCAAGGACACCTTTTGCGACAGTAAAACCGTCAGACATTTTGGAGGCTGAATCTCCGGCCCCGCGAGCCTCGTTCGATAAATCATCTAATTCTGATTTTAGTGCCGCAGCCTTTTCTTCCGCCGCACTTAGTTCTTGGGCAAGGTTTTCTGTTTCTTCCGACGCGTACCCATTTTCTTTCGCAGATTTATTAAATGCATCTGTTAATTTCTCTACATCTGCTTTCGCGGCTGAATATTGACTTGCCAACAGCTTTATTTTGTTTTTTGTCGTCTCGGAACTTTTTGCGACCTCTTGAAACTTTTCGCTCAATCCTCGACTTTCTTTTGTTGCATCGCTGACTGCTTTTTTATACTCTTTTGTGTCCAGTGATATCTTTGCGTAAAGATCAAATAGGTTAATCGGTGCCACCTCCCATCTGAAATGGCACCGCTTAGCCCTTCTCTGTCAACACTTAGACAGAGGCAATTTTCTTTTTCATGTGTGCAATAATTTCTTCCGGATTCCTGGTTTTCTCCGGTTTATGAATAGAAATATCATTCCATCGCTTGGCAATATATTCTCCACGACCAACCAGAGCAACATTTTGAGAAATGTTCTGCAAGCAATCTGCTATATAGGAGCGATATCTTTCCTCCCTGTTTCTTTCCCGAATAACAGAATAAAGCGCAGTTATCATAGCCCGCGTTCTCATTGCTGGCATAGATAGAAGGGCGAGAATTACTTGATCTTGTCCTCCCGCCCAAACGATTTGAAAAAATCCAGAAATTCCTTGTCCTTAAACGCTTCACGCACCTGTTTTATCGTTTCCATGGCATTTTGCTTGGCGATTTTATCAACTGTAGTTTCATTGAGTACAGCCAATAAACCAAATACATCAGCTCGATGGTCTTTCAGCAGTAGAGGTACGATCTGTGCGTATTTATGGGCGGCGAATACGTATAATTCTGCGATACTTTTCCCTTTGCTGTCAAACTTCTTCCCTAATTCATCAAGCAGTGCTTTGTCAGCTGTGATATTGGCAATATAGGGTGTCAGCTCACACAGTAAGTCCAATGCTCGTTCAGTGGTTAACTCAGACAGTTTCATAAAATCATCCCTCCGAAGGTGCGGCGCTGTAAAACTCCATAGGCATAACATTCTGTGTAGAAATGGACACATGGCCCGTTAGCTCCACAGATACTTGTCCTTTTCCATTTTTTGTGGTCTGAAGAGTAAACCCACCTGTGGATAGAGCATTTTTCAGGCGCACAGCCACCATACCACCATCTGCACGGTCACCTACCCACCAAAGGTCCGCAAAGTCAGTCTGCTTCAGGGAACTACGGGGAGCAATTTTGCTGGCGGTCACATCCGCCGCTCCCAATGAAAGACGAATAGATTCCGGAGATGTACCCAGAGAGGTAAAGGACATCATGCACTCCCATCCATCCAAATGTTTAAGTTCTTTCGTATTGATGGGGCAGTTGTCCACATCCTCTCCCATGTCGGAGTAGGTGGGGACGCAAGATGCATTAATGCCACCAGTGGTAGGGCATACAATGTCTTCGTCGTCCGGTGCCGTAGGCGTATCAGGGTCGAAATTTTTCAGAAGAACTCCCGCGTCAAGCTGCATTTCCTCGAATGTGCTTTGCGGGATTACAGTAAATTTGCCCATGTGGGCCTCCTTTCAACTGAATGTCAGATATTCAGCGGTAATATTGATGTAACGGCGTTTAATGGCCGTGTCTTCTTCGTATGTGAGGCTTTGGCACCACGGGGAACCACGCTTGAGCCAGATAACCCCTTCATCGCAGGGAAGATATACCCCGCCGTATCCAATGCGCTTGGATAGTTCTTGGGCCTTTTCGTCCGGGATGGCCTCGCTCTCCGTGCGGAACCACAGGTTGACCGTCAAGCCCACTTCCCCCGCGTCAAAAGCGCTGTCGATGTACTCGTAGGTGCCGTAAGGCATGACCACGTCGTTTGGGACAGAACTGGCCCGGTAAAATGGCATGAACTCATTGAACCAGGCATACAGGGCCTTGTTTTTGGTCATAGCGCCCCGGCCTCTTCCCATGCCCTATAAATCTTTGGGCCTTGCAGGGCGAACCAATCTACCATTTCTTCGTTTTTTGCCCATGCGCCAAGAGTCGGATTACTACTGTCTGAAAGCCCACTTTCACTAAAAAATGCGTGGACAATTTCGTGCCGGATTGTCTCTTTTTGAACACATTCAGTCACATCAGGATTTTCGTGTTCGTATTCCGGGTGGGTCGCCATTTCGCAAATTACAAGTTGTTTTGTGCAATCGTCGCTGTAGCCGCTAATTCCAAGAGATTGAAAAGATGCGTCCTCTCTGTATTTCCTGAGGGTAATTGTGTACTCTGTTCCCAAAATATTGATGATCATGTAGTTAGCGCCCACCTTTCAGCGGTGAAATATTTCAGCGGCAGTGTGGAGGAACGGGGCGCGACCTTTTCTTCTGGATTGGAGGTCACCCGGTATGTCTGGCCTGTCTCCGTGTCCTTGAATACGTCGTTGTACTCAATGGGTACGGCCTTGTCCACCAGCGCGGAGTAGAGGCTTGTCACGCCCTCCTTTTCCGCTCTCCGGGCCTCCATAGAGGTGTCCAGCGCCTGATAGTTGGTAAACTCCGCGCCCTCTGTCCACTCCACGATGTACCCGCCTGCACCATCGGGGACACGCTTCTTTTCCAACAGAATACAGGTACGAGCAAAATCATCCAACAAACTCATATAATACCTCCGATCCTCCGCCAAGTATTCAGGCGGCCCTTGAAAACATCCTGCCATCCCACAGCCACGCCACTTGCATTGGTAGCTTTGCTATACGAATAACCACCAAAACTCTCACTGGTATATGGGCCAGGGACGCCATTTTTCTCGTCCCAGGCAGCAATTTCATCTGCAAGAGAGATGACCGCTTTCGGCACCGCCAGCGCCCACACAGCGCCATCAAATGTTTCCTCGGTCATGTCCTTTGCCGGGTATTGGTGGAGGCCATCATTAAAGACAGACCCCACCACCCGGAAATACTGCCCTGTTTGCAGGAAGGGCAGCGTAATGCCGCCGTCCTGCACGGTGAACTCTCCGGAGTGAATGCCATCAGGCACCAAAAACCAGTTGTTCAGGTGTTGCAAAACTTGCTCCAGCATCACGCCGCCCTCCTTTTATTGCTTTGCCCGGGCTTTCGTTTTGGCTTGCGGTTCAAACGTTGCCCCTGTAAAGGTAAATTTCACCACGCTGGAATCATCAACAAGCATCTCGAAGGTGTCATCCTTGGCCACCCGAAAGACAATATCTGCGTCAAACGGGATGTTTTCCTTTGTGGGAGAACCGTTTTTCTTGAAGGTCATTTTGGTTCCTGTCTTGGTCAGATGGAACGGGAAATAATACCCGCTCTGCTCGTCCGGCTCGCTGCTGAACTCCGTATAATCAGAAACATAATGAAATGTTCCAATCACAGATCCGTCAGCCTTTACCGCCAGATCATCACCGACTAAATCAGAAACCTGTTTCCCCAATAGGGTCTGACTGCTGGGGAATAGCGTTAAGATGTCAGACCCAATTAACCCCCCGGCGATACAGTAATTTTGGCAATGCCATCCAAATACTCAGCCCACAGTTTCATGCCCATAATGGCGTAGCTCTCACCAACAGCGGTGCTGTAGTTCCCCTGAGCGTGGAAGCCAATGAGGTTGGTCTCGCCCTGCACGGTGTAATTCAGCCCGAGCCGCGCAAACTCGCTGTCGCCAGGATCTGCATAATACAGGTCAATGTTTTCAACGGGAGTAGCGATTACAGTGTTCCGCGCGATGGCGGTATTACCAGAAACGGTAGCGGGAAGCAGGAACAGGGTGGAATATCCCATGAAGTCCTTGACGTAGTTGATGCCAAACTGGGTCTGCACAGTGATGTCCGCCGCGCCCAGGTAATCGTAAGCATCCAGGATATTCGCAAATCCGACGACAGAGGTCACGTCCTTTGCCATGCCTGCGAATTTATTCAGCACCTCGCCTTGGGCCTTTGCAAGTGCGGCCTGCCAAGTGGTGGCGGTTCCCGTCAAAGAACCAGTGTTCAGAAAGGTGTAGAAATCACCCAGCACCACGTTTTGCAATTTGGTCAGGAAAGCGTCGTCGCTCTTTTCCACGGCAATTTCCGCACCATACTTGTCCACGTCCTCGATGGGGACTGCCTTGGCATACTTCTTGATGGTCAAGTCAGCCTTTGTCGCCTGAGTAATGGTGGCCTTGCTGTACGGGATCACATTACCGGGGTCAACGTCACCATCCTCCAACGTAACGTCAGCCGTGTAAGAGATTAGCTGCGTGCCAGGGGTCTTTCGGATGGGCCGCATGATGCCCAGAATGGTGCGAAGCGCATCCCAGTTATCGTTAAACCGGGTAACAAAGTCCACCTCGCGGGCGGTAACGCTGGTATAGGTATTGGGGAGAGAATCCCTCGGATTAGTCAAGCTTTCAACTTTCGTAGCAGCCATTTAATTCAGTCCTTTCATGTAATTTGGTTTTCCATGAGCACCTTTTGACGCTCTGCGGCAGACATGATATACCGGCCATGATCATCCTTTTTGTAAATGTCCGCCTTGGTCATTGCACTCCCGCCGCTATTTACAGGAGGTGCGGCAGTCTGCGCTCCCTGGGTGGTTGTGGTTTGGATAAAATCCGACCACTCACTTTTGATGCTTTCTGTGAGCTTGTCCACATCCTTGACAGCACCCTTGTCATCCAGCTCCACGCTGTCCACATCAGACACACGAAGCACGGCATCAAGGCGTTTGTCGCTCACCCCGGCTTGTTTCAGAAGTTCCCGGTATGCCTTTTCCTTGGCGGCACGGGTCTCCTTCTTGGCCTGTTCGCTCTTGTAGTCCTCAAATTCCTCTTTGATGGCCTCGTATTTAACCTTCCAACTGTCCTTCTTTCCAGCCTCAAGGTCATTCTGCGCTTTTTCGAGCTGCCGCTGTACCTCGGGCAGTGTTTCCGCATCGGCCTTATACTTTGCCACATCGGCTTTCAGGCCCTCCACGGTTTCGGTGTGCATATTGATAATCTCGTCGATTTTCTCGTCCTCAATGCCCATAGCCTTGAGGGCCCGTCTGGTAAGTGCGATAAGTCATTCCTCCTCTTCGTATTTCCATGCATAATTTCCAGCGCTTTTGCTCCATCCAGACAACGCATTGTTTATTGCTTGCCTTGAAATCCCTGTAATGTCAGCAGCGTATGAAATGCTTTTGTACTCGGCTACTTTTTCGCCGCCCAACGTATATTGGGAAACCTTTTTCGCCTTGCTGTAATCGATGTTGTGCTGTCTGGAACACCACTCCAGATTTTCTACACGGTTATTACTTGGGTTTTCGTCTTTGTGATTTACTTCTGGAAGATTTTCTGGATTGTCAAGGAACGCAAGCGCAACCAGTCGATGAACTGAAAAACTATTATGAACATTGTTTTTTGACAAATGAACGAATTTATATTTCCCGGCCCTGGTTCCTTGCTTAAGCAGCTTTCCACTTACCCTGAACGACCCCCTTCCATTGTTTATAACCCTCGGGAGAGAAATTACTTCGCCCTCATCGCTCACTGCATATAATCCTTCATATCCAGCGACTTCTCGCCACATCGCCATAATCAGTCTCCTTTTCTTCGGCCCCGTTCCTTTGGGGGCGACTGTGATATAAAAACCGCTGTGCTTCGCGGTGTTTACCAAAAAGAAAAAGCGTGGGCAACCAACTACAATTTGTAGTCAGTTACCCACGCTCGGGTCTTCCGTCTCAACGCTTAGAGCCGGGAGCAATATTCATTTGATTTCGGATATTCCGCCGTTTCCACCCTTGTTTTTGATAAATCAATAGAAGCACATTCCGTCTTTAATCGCTCATTTTCTCGGATTAGGTCAGCCACTCGCTTTTGATTGGCATTCTCGCAAAAATCCTTCCACCAATTGCTCACATTCTCACTTCCTCCCGCTTGATATGTATAATTTTAACACCATCCTTCACGGGAATCAACTCTATTCTGTCCCCTTTTGCAAGGATGGCCTCAATGGCTTTGATTCGCTTTTCATCCATCATGCGTTCTCCAAACTATCTTCAAGAATGTCTCTATATTCTTGTGTATGGTCTTTTGCCGCTGGTACAATAAATGGCCTTGCCGGGTTTCCTGCTGTCCAGTGCCAATTCCCCTCGTCGTCCTGATAGACCCACGGTGGACTGCCACCCGCAACATATTTGCCAGTACCTAATTCCACATAGGGTGCGTACTCAACCCCTTGCACGCCAACATATACTTCCTCTCCGTCTACCAGATAAGAGACATGGCTTGCAAGGTTCCCAGTGTCCCACGCCTTTTGGTCCCTCAATGACTTTACAGCGTAATTCACCGCTTTTTGCCCGATAGATTCCATCCCCCGCTCTAAAGCGTTTTGGAACGCAGCCAAAATCTCTCCGCTGTTGTCCTCGAACGTATATTCAAAACCATGCGTTGAAAACGTCTGCCTTGCCATTATTTCACCCTCTTTATTTTGGCTCGTTTCTTTTGTTCATCAGTTAAAATCGACTTAAAGCCAACCGTTTTACGTACACAACTGCAGCGGCAGTTATAAATATTCCATCCGCTTGCGCCCATACTCTTGTCTCTTGGGAACATCATTTTTTCCCCTCCGACATTAAACGGCTCATCTTCCTTTTTCTTCTGTCCATCCGCTCTCATGTGCGCAGGGCGTGTCCATGCGTCATGCCCTGATACCCATTCCTTTTCTATAATTGCCCCTTTGCTTTTCAGGTCGTCTGCTGCATCTTGCCTCCCAGCCTCCATAGCAGTCAAGGTTGCCGTTCTTGCGGTTCGCAGTGCGCTTGCTCGGTTCATTTCCGGGATACGGGCCTGTAAATCAGTTGCTATCTTTCCAATGCTCGCACCTGTTAAAAGCCCACGGGTCACCGTCTTTGTAATTTGTTTTTTCCCCCATGCAAGATCAATTCCTCTACGGAGTGCCTTTTTTGCGGGATAATATGGCATCAAGTCTGGTTCTTCTACAATAAGGCGACTGACAAGTTTTTCATTCCATTGCAAAAAATTCACGTTTGTAAGATTGTCTCGAATAGGCTTCGCAAGTTGTTCCTGCATCCATTTCCGGTTCATTGCGTAAATTTTCGCAATATCGTCGTTCACATAGGCAATAGCTACTTCGTTTGCCTTTGTCATGCGCTGCGCTATCTTCTCTCGCAGAGCCTGATACCGTTCTCCCCGTCCGATCTGGTTGAGCCGCCATTGCTTATAGTCCTGCTCCGTCCAGACTTTGCCATTTATCTCCGTGCCGATCAGGGCTTTCATTTCCTCGTCTCGCTCACGGAACCGCTCAAAGTAAATTTTGATAGCGTCGGAAAGCTCGTCCCGCGCCTCTCGGTAGACTTTGGCAATACGCTTTTCCAGCGCGGCCAGTTCCTTTTCGGTCAGACGATGGGCTTCATCAGGCTTCGGCATCCTCCGTCACCTCGGTTTCCTCTTCCACCTCCGGTGGGAATGTTTCTTCTTCCAACCGCTCTGTTTCCTCCGCCGCCTTGCGCTCCATCAGCGCGTCGTATTGGTCGGCGTCGCCGTTGATGGTCAGCAACTTTTTGGTGATGTACTCGTCGTCGTAGTAATCTGCGCCCATGAGGATGGTTTGGGTTTCCTCCGACTTGTTAATAATTCGGCTGCGGGTATAGCTTGGCTCGTCGTCAATGCCCGCCAAGGCCAGAATCCCAAGAATAAATTCTGTTACGCTGGCCTCAAAGTCATCTACCTTGAGATCAAGAGGCGTGTAGCTGGCGGCC